GTATAAATATAATGAAAATTATCATCATATGCCATCCATCCCTCCACACCAACATCCGAAGAACTTGATGGAGGATGATGCCAAAAATTACAATTAATTGATTTATCTTTATTTAAATCAATTGATGGTGATATAATTTTATAAATTGGTAACATATATCAAAATGCGGTAAAATTAGTTATAGGTTGTCTCTTCCACGCACCATTAACGTAAATATAATGAAAATTACCATCATATGACATCCACCCTTCTTCACCATAATCATTTGAATTTATAGGAGCCGAATGCCATATGTTACAACATTGTTTTGATGCTGAACTTACATTTATTACATTAGTATAAATAATTCTAATTCTTTCAACAGTATCAATATCTGGTGTAACTACATTCGATGATATAACTGGAGGTATTAAATCATTACGTTCACTATCCAATTGAATGTAGCCGTCATTCAATGATGCTTTGACAGGATTGTCATTGCTATTTTTTATATTTTCACTTGCGCCTTCACTTACTACAACTTTTCTTGGAGTCAATAATTTTTGAGTAGTCAATTTCTTATCCTCAAAACTATCAGGTAATAAATAAGCCATGACCGTTATACTAAATTCAGTTCGAACCATTCTATCTTGTCCACTAGAAATTTCCATGTTATTGGCATAATCACCAACATAAACTCTAAACCTAAATCTTTTTTTATCACCCCAATAATCTTCTGCCGCAAAATTAATTTTTTCTATAATAGTATTCATCTGTTCTACATAAGTAGTCCATATCATAAAATTATATGTTATCTTAACATGATCAGGTAAAGTAATTACATGCACTGCATTAACTGGAGCAACCGTATTATTTAATGTACTAAATTTATCATATTGATTTTTTTGCGTAAACTTAGTCATCACAGGATAACTCAAATGACGATTCAATGTCATCAAACCTTCGTTTTTAGCAACATTATTTCGTTTGAACATTAAAACTGGTAATTGAATTTTACCATTGTAGTCACGAATTACACCATCCGTTCTAGCACTCTTCCATCTCTCAGGACTGCCATATATAATTGGAACTTTAATTCTAGTATCACCACTAGCAACAACATGGGGATTTATCTCTTTATCTAAATACTCAAATATAGTAGTATCAATATCAATTAAATTAATACTATTATTCCTAACAGTATCAGTATCTCGACGAGTATTTAATGCTCTATTCTCACCAATATTAACTTCAGATACTTCTTTAGTCTCCTGAACGTTATTAGGTGGTGTGTTTTTTGTATTTCCTTGCCAACTCATATATTATATAAATATAAAAAAATACAAGTAATATAATATATAATTAATTAAACTTGACGGTTTATTACATTAATACCACTAATTCTCGAATAATGAGTTTTAACTATAAATGATAGATTCTTATCAGGTTGTCCACCTAATAATTGTTTGTCATTTAATATATTCTCAATTTCATAGTATCTTTGATTAAAAAATATCATATCCCCCATCTCAGGATAAAAACTAGCGGTTTTTAAATCATCCTCAGTAAATCTAAATTCTAAATCTTGACTTCTATCTGTACCAAATCCTTCATCATTAGACTCCAAATCAGCTCTTTCAATTAAACAATATACATCAATTCCTGGATAAAAACTCTTACCCTCATTAGGTTTAGCCTCACCATATATATTAGTTTTAGTGTCAATTGTAGAAATCTTAAACAATGTCACCAATACCTGTATAATATTGTTCTTCAACTCGTTATTGATAGAACTTATTAAATTTCTATCTCTAAAACTAAAATATCTTCCTGTTTTATCCATATTATAATGTTATCCAATATAAATCATTAACGGAACCTTCTTGAGCGTTTCCATCATCTTGTCAGATTCATTAGCTTTAGCTTCTAATAAAGCACTTCTACCAGTAGCTTCTAAATTTTCTCTCAATTGAGTCATTAATACTTCCTTTTCCGCAGTAGCTTCACTTCTCAATTCAGCACCATCCAATGTAACTTCACCACCAGGAATCGGAACGGTACTATACTTTTGTAATATTCTACCAAGAGTTTCTTTACACAATGCCAAGAAATATTTCCTAATCCATTGTCTACTAACTGCATTAATTTTATAATATGTAACTTCTTGATAAGGAACATTACTGTAATCACTAACAACATCATAATTGCTGCCACTATTAAATACTGACCCACTTGTATATAAATCATCTTCCTTCACATACTCCACATACATAGTCGAATTATAAGTCGGTATAGGAAACACTTTCAATTTATTATTAGCAATTTCAAAACTATAAGCACTCTTTCTAACCATGTCATTAAATTCAATCGCCTGACCTCTTAATAAATCTTCAAATATCGGCGTCATCAAAAATTGCGTAGCAGGACTATATCCAGCAAATCCCATCTCATTCAATACATTGCTGTAACTCATCCCAGTCATACTAAACGGATCATATATACGAGCAAATGCAGGAGCAGGTCCATGAAATATTCTTCTCACTTCAATCCTACTACCAGACTCAATATTATTGCCAATCAAATTTTGCAAATCATAAGTCTGCTGGTTCATATTCAATTGAAGAGGAGCTTTCTTAATATCAACATAACCACCAACCCCAATAGCACTACCATAATCCTTAGCTATTTTAATTATAGTAGATAAACCAGAATTCTTAACGTTTAACCCATTTATATTAGGATTTTGAGAGGTATTCATCCCCTGTAAATTTAATAAATTACTTCTTATATTAAATTGATTAACTTGAGCACCATATTCATTAATCGCTTCCTCAAAACAAGCATAAAAATTAATGTCAATCATTTCTATCTCAACCACAGGATAACCCAACCTCTCAGCCGCCCATTTAGCAGATGTATAACAATCATACTCAAAACTACCTATACTACCAGTGTTAGTACCTGCCTCATTCAAATAATAACCATATGGAACAGTAGTCAAATCAACAACACTACCACTCCCAGGCCAACGTATCTTATCATTATCAAAATCACTCATATTTGTATATAAATATCAAAAACAAATATATTAATTATACAATTCCAGACTTTATTTGTTTTTTATAATACTTAATCATCGTCATAGAAGTTTCATACTTCTCAGCCAAAACTTTGTTGGTATATAAATTACTTCTTATATCAATTAATATCTGCGGTTTCAATAACTTCAACCTAGCCTTATTATCAGATATCTTCTTCTTGTTAATATCACTCATAGGCTCCCTCTTAGTACCAGTTAACCCATTGTCATAAACATGATTCATCTTCCTATTACGCAATGCATCATTACGATCTTGATACTTCTTACTACCTTCCTCGTCACCATACCTAGACTTAAACCAATCTATTGTATATCTACCAACAGATTTTTGCTTCTGTAATTTTTTAGCCGATTCACTATGAGTCTTTCCAAACATAGGATTTAATTTTCCTAAATGCATGTCCGACAAAACTTTTCTAATATTTTCTTTATTTGAATTATTAGTAAAATTATCCCCTCCACAATAAGAATCCGATAAATTATAACCAATATCTCGCATATATGGTTTAAACGTTTTTAAATAAAAAACTTCTCTTTCTTCTAATTTATCAATATCGACATTTTCTAATATTGTAAATTCAAATGCATCTTTACCATGATAATTCCATGCATGTTGAAGTTTAGTATTACAATGTTCATTTTTAATTAAATCATTAGTATGCTCCCACCAACGTCTATCAATATGTTTTGATGATCCAATATAAAATTTACCGTTTGTTTTATTTGTTATTTTGTATATTCCGCTGTTATTCATAATATTTTCTTTCATGAGTATACATATTGGAATTTTAGGGTAAAATTTAATTATATTTTATTTATCTTTTATAAAAAAAGAAAACCCCCGTTTTCACAGGGGTTTTCGTGATTACTAATTTTACGTTTACAATTAGACTTGGTTCAAGTCTGCAACGTAGATTTTTCCATAGAACTCCGGCCGGACTACCTTCTTAGCATAACGAGTCAACACACCACGTCTTGGCGTGAAGTTAATTGGGTCGTATACTAATGGGGTTTGTACGAGAGGAATGTATGGAGCGTAAACAGCACCAGTTTCGAGGAAGTTATTTCCACGGAAACCGACGAGGATTACGTTTTCAGTCATATAAGGGTTCTTGTAGACTTGGAAGCGACTTGCGAAGCTACCAACACGAGATACACCCATTGCGAATTTAGCACTGTCACCATCGGTGTTAACAACGTAACCTGGGATTGATTCCAAGATAGTTGCAACGTCTGGTGAACATACCAAGAAGTTAGCTCCACCACGGAGAGTCAATTGGTGAATCTTGTTAGATACCTTTTGAATCTTGTTTCCGAGGGTTTGGAACCATGTACTCTTGACATATGCTGTTTTGTTTGTGAGGTCAGTTGTACGGGTGAATGAAGCGACACTAGCATTTGCTTTAGTCAATTCAGTTCCGATGGCAGCAGACCATGCTTCGGTTGTTTGAGCGGGAGCAGCAGTAATTAACATGTCAAGGATTTCGAGGTCGATTTCCATTGATACGTATTCACTGAGCAATGCGGTCAATTCAGCTTCAGCATCAATACTATGATAAGCATTTAAGTCTTGAGCTAATTCTGGAGTCCAGACAGCTTTTAACTTACGTGTTTTAGCAACGATTGGTTCGCTCTTGAGTTCTAAGTTAACTTCAGGGATGTTAATACTAGTAGTTGTGTTACCAGTGTTAATACTATCTTCGAAGTCACCACGGGTTTGATCCGTAGGTTGTTTTGTGTAGATAACCCAAACACCTGCATTACCTGTGTTACTAGTTGCATAGGTTGATGATGCGGAGATTATCAACGTGGCTACATAGCTAGGACTTGCAATAGTACCAGTGTTACTCACTTGAGCAAATTGGTTGAGGGTGGAATAAATTCCAGAACCACTCAATTGCCATCCACGAACTGCATTCAAATCAGCATTATATAATGAAGAATTTAATGCACTTCCAGTTAAGTTTGTTCCCAATTGAATATTGACCGTGAACAAATTACCTGCACTTGCAATAACTGCACTTGCACTTGTATAAGTCGAATCATATTGCAAGTCGTTAGCAACAGAAGCTGCATAACTTCCAGAATAAGCTCCGATAGAACCAGTGGTAAGGGAAGCTAAACCACTAACTTGTTGGTTACTGGTATAATAAGCTTCACCTGCACCGTATAAACCGCTTACGGCTGAATCAGTTGAACCAAGCTTGATGCCTGTTCCACCGAATAATGATTCACCATTGGTTTTATTTCCAACAGTCGTACCATACTTGAAATCCAAGTAGAATATAAGACCTGAAGGAAGGTTCATTGGTTGAACTGATACGAATTCCTTAGCGGCAATTTCAGCAAATACACGGCGAACGAGAGGGAGAGCTACGCCAGCCCATTGTTCACTGTTTGCAGAAGTACCAGTAGCGGTAGATTCGCTCAATAGTTGTTGTGCTTGATTTTCAAGCAAGATAGACATATTTGCTTGGTCCATATTTTTAAGACCTTCGAGCAATCCTGTCTTTTCCCATTTATTTCTCAATCCACGGGTTTCTTCCATGAGACGAGTTTGAGGGTTTTTATTGTTTGTTAACAATTCTTTAATTTCACTCATATTATTATTTCGTTTAATTTTCTCACCTGTAGTTTTAATTAAGCTTTCTTGATTCCGGCGAGAGTTTGGAATCTATAGGCTTGTGTTTTTGTGTTTTCGACAATTAAGCTAGGAGCTGGTTTTGTTGAAGCCACGGTTTTGCTTGCTAAACCTTCGGTAATAGTTTTTGCAACAGCATTTGATTTTTTCACTGTTGATTTACCAAAATTAAACGATTCAGCTAAACTTGTGTATGCGATTTTGACTTCACGGATAGTTTGGGTCAAATCGAAAGTTTCAATAATCTTCATTTTTTGTTCATTAGTTAAACTAGCTTGCTTAAACAATTTGTTTGTATAGAGCAATTTAGCATTTAACAAATTAACTTCATGAAGTTGTGTTTGTAAATATTTTACGGTTTTAAGAGCTTCGTTGAGATCAGATTGAAGGGATTCTTTAACGCCTTCTTCTTCCTCTTCTTCCTCTTCTTC